TAATAGCGACTTAATAAATTCAACAGAGGGAACTTTTTATATAGATGTAAAGTTTGCTAATACAACTTCTGGTAAATACATATCTCTTTCAGATAAATCTACAAGTAATAGAATAATAATTGGTTTTGAAGGTGGACAAGCAAGAATTTATGCTCCAAGTTTTGTACAAGGGTTTAATATTAATTTAGATTGCTTTCAAAAAATTGCATTTAGTTATAAAGCAAATGAGAGAAAAATATATTTAAATGGATTAAATATTTACACTTCTACTTCTGCTTACACAACTCCTTCTGGTTTATTTAATTTAGGTTTTAATAGCAATGGAAATACATCGCAACCTTTCTACGGAAGATGCAAAACAGTAGCAGTATTTAAAGAAGCATTATCAGATGCAGAATTAGCTTGTTTAACAAGTACAAACAACAGAGAAATATTTTTAAATTATTATTATAGAATGCAGTATGTAGGAGCTAACACAGAAGCTTTAAGCTGCGCAGAACAAACTTTTAACATATAATTATGGCAACACCAAGTTTAGCAATGATACCATCTGCTTATGCAGATTCTAAAGTATATTCAGTACTACCTAATAATGGAGATGGGGACTTTACTTTTAATAGAGATAGCTCTGCGACAAGAGTAGGACAAAATGGACTAATACAAACAGTAGGATATTTTGGTAACGAATTGATTACAAACGGAACGTTTGATACGGATAGTGATTGGGTTAAAGGAACAGGGTGGACTATTAGTAATGGTGTAGCAAGTTCAGATGGAAGCCAAACAAGTAATTCTAATTTATATCAAACTGTATATACAGTAGGCAAAGTTTACAAAACAAAAATTAAAGTTACAGCAATTAATGGAACTTTTAAAGTATTTACAGGTTCAGGCTCTGCAAGTATTACAATAACAGCAGTTGGAGAATATGAGGTTTTAGACAAATTAGCAGATTCTTCTACAGTTTTATATTTGCAAGTTACATCAGGCACAACAATAACAATAGACAACGTATCTGTAGTAGAAGTAACAGGCGACCAACCACGACTAAACTACGATATATCAAATGGAGTAGTACAATCTTGCCCTTCGCTTTTGTTAGAAGGAGCTTCTACTAACTTGGTTACTTATAGTGAAGATTTTAGTAATGCGAGTTGGACTAAAGGTCAAACAACTGTAACAACAAATTCTATTATATCTCCAGATGGTAGTTTAAATGCTGATGCAGTTTTTGAGACTATTGATAATAATAATCACATAATATATGATACAGAAAACGTAAATGTAAGTGTTGAACATAATTTTAGCATATTTGTTAAAAAACTTAACAGAAGATATGTTGGTATTCAAGGTTTTTATAGCTCCACAAGAGGAAATATAGCCTTTTTTGATTTAGATAATGGCTCTTTAGTCTATACTTTTTCAGAGGGTAGTGGGTATAGTATTAGTAATGCTAAAATTGAAAACTATGGCAATGGGTGGTATAGGTTAAGCGCAAATTTTATAGCGCCAGATACTGCAATTTATATGGGACTTTGTTTGGCAGACGAACAATGGAGTACTGGAACTGCTTATGATAACACTTATATAGGAGACACTACAAAAGGTGTTTATGTTTGGGGAGCAATGCTTGAACAAGGTTCTTACCCTACATCATACATTCCTACTAATGGAGCAAGTCAGACAAGAGTTGCTGAAACTTGTTCAAAATCAGGTTTAACTAATTATATAGGTCAAACAGAGGGCGTTATGTATTTTCAAACTAATAGTTTATTACCAAGTGGAACAAGGAGTATTGCTCTTGCATATACAAGCGGTTCTTCATACTATCAAATATACTTTACTTCTTCAAATGAAATTAGAGTAGATGTAAATGGTTCTTTATTGGTAATAAGCAGTTCAATTAATGTAAATATTTTAAATAAAATTGCATTTGCATATAAAAGCGGAGACAATGCTTTATATATAAACGGAGTTTTAGTAGCATCTTCTGGAAACGCAACAGTACCATCATCTTTAAATGACTTTTATTTAGGGAATTCGCTTGGCAATGAACAATCTGGAAGTTATCAAGATTTCAAACTTTACAAAACAAGATTGACAAACGCACAATTACAAACATTAACAACTTTATAATATGAAAATTAGTAAATACGAGTTTGACTCACAAGAAGCAGCAGAATTAAAAATAGCAGCTTTACCACACGCAACAGATGAAGATGGTAATGACTACCCTACTCACAAACACACTATCGTAAAGCTTGGCTTTATAGTATTAGAGCAAGGGGAATACGATGAAGAAGGAAAAGAAACTAAAGCGCCTGTATTATCAGACAAATATTCTGTTGATGTACTATGGAAAGATTTAGAAGAAACGGATGAAGATGGCAATGTAACTATTGACCACCCTTATGGTTGGAAATCTAAAGCTATTGATTTAGATGATGAAGGAGTACACGGATTCTTTGGAGTTAAATATCAAGATAATAAACTATAATGCCAATACCAAAGCCTAAACCAGCAGAAAAGCAAAGCGATTTTATGATAAGATGTGTGCCGATGCTTACGCCTTATCATTCAAAAGACCAAGCAATAGCAATATGCTATGATGCTTTTAAAAAGGTAGAATTAGAAAGCTATAATGATTATCCAGATGGAGCAGTAAACAATGCAAAAAGAGCTGTTGAATACAAGGAAAAAAATGGAAGTGATTGTGGAACACAAGTTGGTTGGACAAGAGCTGGTCAATTAGCAAGAAGAGAAAACATTAGTAGAGATACTATTTCAAGAATGGCAAGTTTTAAAAGACATCAACAAAATAAAGATGTTCCTTATTCTGAAGGATGTGGAGGTATTATGTGGGATGCTTGGGGTGGTAGCGCTGGAGTAAATTGGGCAATAAGTAAACTTAAAGAAATAGATAAAAAATGACAAAGATTGGAGAAGATACAAAAGTAACTTTAGACTTAAAAACTATTGGAATGATTGTAGGGTTTGCTATTAGTTTATCCTCTATGTACTTCGTTTTACAAGCTGACATTGCGAAAGCTATGACACTTCCAGAGCCAGAGGTAACCTCAACAGAGTTTCAGTATAAAGACCAAATCATACGAGAAGCTATAATTACAACTCAAGAAGATGTGCAAGAGATGAAGGAAACCTTGAAAATATTAGAAATGAGATTATATGAAATATCTAAAAAATAAATTATGTGTAGCGATTGTCCTATTTGCTTTTTCTGTAACTCATAGTCAGTCTTATAAAGATGACATTAGTGTCGTTTTATATACTGCCGAGTTTATCAAAGATAATTACTCTTTAAAGCCTTTTAGAGAGCATAACATCAATACCTTTTACATAGAGAAGGATAAGAAGATACACGCAAACGAAAAGATTATATTCTTACCTACTATCTGTCTATATAACAACGGAGAGCTAATAGAAAAGATAGAAGCTGGTTTAGCTATGAAACTACCAAATAGCACACAAGAAAGAATCCAAGAACATATTGATAACCTACTACAAGACAAATTCTAAACTATGAAGTACTTACTATTATTATTATTTACACTTAACGCTCAAGCAGACATCTTTAAAGATGTGTTTAAATACGCTACTTTATATGGAGCATATACACAAAGCAACTCTATACAAGGAGATAAGACATTTTACGTTACTCAAGATTCAGAGCTATTTGAAACTACAGTAAGAAACCCAGCAGACGAGATAAAAACATTTGGGTTTAGAAAACTTGCTCATTTTGGATATGAAGACAAAGAAAGGTTCTATGATGGAGAAGAACAAAACAATTCTTTGAACTCTAATATAGGAAACGTAAAAGGATTAGAATACTTATTTGAATACCAAGAGGGTAGACAACAAGGCAGAGAGTTTAACAACCAACAATTCTTTGTACGTTATTTGGCTAAATGGTGGCTTGTAAAGGCAGAATCACAAAGAAATGAATTAGTAGATATAAATTATAAATCTGCTGATGTACGCTTTAGAATACCTATTAGTAAAAAACTATCTATATCTATAGGCGCAATGTACAGAACATATGACAAAGCCTATGGTCATAACCCAATACAAAAGTATTTAGAAGAAAATTCTTGGTGGAATTTATCATACGATTATTTTAATCATACCGATGTGCCTTATGAGTGGACAAACGTTGTTACTGGAGAAACAGGATATGATTATTTCTGGTATAATGATGATGGAGAATTAATAAGCAACTCTGATTTAGATTATAGAAATAACATCTATGGTAGATTAGTAAACATATACAATAAAGAGCAATTAGCACAGATAGGAAGCTTTGCTGATATATCAAGTGTAATAGGTTTAGACTTCTATCATTACAGAAAGAATTTCTGGATTCACGCTTACGGAAATATATTACCGAATCACAAACTACAAAAAGGAGATGAAAGATATTCATACGGAAAATTTATAGGAAATGATAATTGGATAGATTATTCTTTTGGTGGTGTGTTTGGTGTTAGGCTAAATAAAAAGCTTGGATTATTTGCAGAGGTTACAAACCAAAGGTATTGGGACAGAGAGCTAAAAACAATTAAAGCTGGTATTAATTTTAAAATCTAATATGTTAGAAACAATAAATCATTTGACTGGTATGTGTGGAGAATCACATATTAATTTAATAACAATAATATTAATATTTATATTAGGAAAAATATTATTAAATAAAAAATACAATGACAAAGAATTTTACTAAAGAGGAGTTTGATTGCAATGATGGAAGTGAAATGCCAATAAATGTTTATCATAATATAGTTAAAGTTGCTAACCAACTACAAGTGTTAAGAGATGAATTAGGAAAACCAATACATATTAATAGTGCTTATAGGTCAGAAGAATACAACGCTACAATAGGAGGTGTAAAATCAAGCCAACATATAATGGGTAGAGCAAGTGATATTGCTATAAAAGGAATGACACCTTTAGAAGTCTACAATACAATAGAAAGACTTATAAGCAACGGAGATATGTTACAAGGTGGATTAGGTTTGTATGATTCTTTTGTACACTATGATATAAGAGGAGAAAGAGCAAGATGGGATTATCAAAAAAAATTATAATATGTTTATAGGTTTTAGTTTTATTATTGAAAGAGGTTTAATGTTAGGTTGGGAATATCATCCAGCATTAGATGAAGAAGATAATGAAGAACTAAATATTTTCTTAATATTTATTTGTTTACATTTTAAATGGGGTTATGGCGAAGAAGTTTAAAGATACAAAGGTTGGTCAGTTTTTACTTAACAATGGTTCTGGTATAGTTAATACATTAGGAGATGCATTACCCTCTAATGGTGTATTAGGTATTGTTAAAGGACTTATAGACAAAGATGAGTCATTACCACCAGAAGACAAAGAAAAAGCTTTAAAACTACTTGAAATAGATATGGTAGAGATGCAAGAGGTAACTAAACGATGGGAAGCTGATTCAAAGGGTTCTAAACTTACGCAAAACGTTAGACCTCTTACTTTAATTTTCTTAACTGTTTCTTTTGTTATTGGTTGGTTTATTCAGATTGATGAACTGGAAATTGTAAAAGAACTTTTAACAATTTGTTTTTTAGCCTACTTCGGAGGTCGCTCATACGAAAAAACCAGAAAGTAGCCAGATAAATTTGAATATTCTTCATATATCTTTATATTTCTAATTTAATATTTATAATAATTTTGTTATATATATTTATCTTTCTTTATATTTATTTATGTATTTATTTATATAAAAATACTAATAATTAAAAAATGTTAAAGTTATTACTTTTTTTTTAAATATAAAAACGCTATATTTAAACTATGAACATAGCAGTAAAAATTAGAAGACACGAAAATCAAACTGAATACTACGACTTAAAACTATCTACATACAAAGAAAGTATTGAAGGTAAATTTAGTAAAGAAGATTTACGTTACTTAATACAGCAGATAGACAACGAAATAATATAATGCCTAAAAAACCATCAAGAAAAAGTATAGTAAAAAAACTTGATACAGTATTTAGTCAATATATAAGAAGAAGATTTGCAGTAAATGAAATTGCTAAATGTGTTACTTGTGGTAAACAAGCACATTGGAAAGAGTTACAAGCTGGACACTTTATGAGTCGAAAGCATTACTCAACAAGGTGGGATGAAACAAATGTACAAGTTCAATGTAGTGGATGTAATGTATTTAGATACGGAGAACAATTTAAATTTGGAATGTATTTAGAAGATGCTTATGAAAAAGGTACTGCTGAATCATTACAAAATAAAAGTAGAGAAATAGCTAAATTTAGCGATATACATTTAAAAGAACTAATAGAATATTACAATAAATTACTAACTAACTTAAAATAATTCTTGTTTTGTTTTGTTTTCTGAAAGGGGTAGGCTTCGGTTTACCTCTTTTTTTTTGCTTTATTTTAAATTATTTTATAAACATTGTTGTTAATTAATTATTTTTTATTATATTTACATATCGAAACAAATTATTATCTAAAAACAAAACAAATTATGAAAACATTTACTAACATCTTCGGAACAAAAATAACAAACAAACCATTTTATCAAAGGTCTTTAGATACTTGGAGAATTGCAAGATATGAGAACGATAAATTAGATATGGTTTTTGAAGACAAATACTTTCTTACAAAAAAAGATTGTATAGAATTTTTACAAAACAAATAATTAACTAAAAACAAAACAATGCAAAACATTTATCAAAAAATTACAGAAATAACAAAAAAAAATTTATCACACGACTTTGAAATTAAAGGAGAAAAGTTTAGAACTTTTATTGATTGGGAAAAAGATTTTTGCTTAACTCATTATTCACAAGATTATATTCAGAAAGAAAATGCTTGGTGCATAAACAATGCAGAAGGTCTTGAACATAAAATAAATATTTTAACAAAATAAAAACAATAGGGGTGTAAAAACCCCTTTTAAAAATAATATAATATGTATTACATTATTACCACACAACAAGGAGACCAAATTAAAGAGACTGATTACTTTAAAGCATTTAGATATTCTTTATTTAACAAATGCATTTTAGAACAACGTAATGGTTCTGGGGTTAGAGTAGAAATTAATAACTTTAGCAACTTATAATATGAAAAACGAACCTATACACGAAACAGTAAAAGACTTATACACTTTTAAAAATATGCAGATAGATGCATTACAAAAAGAACTATGTAAAGCAAATACAAGAATAACTAATTTAGAAACATTTATATTTGAGTTATGTGATGATGGTTGTCCAGAATCATATAAAGATATAGTAAAAAAAGAAGTACTAAATGACTTTACAAGAGATTAACTTTCATACTAACTATGAGCTATTAGCTAACTTATTGTTAGAGTTTAACAAAACTAAACCTAAAGAAACCGATAAATATATGAAAGCATTAAGTGAAATGTATTTTTATATAAACTCAATGCACATAGAGAATAGAGAATTAAGATTAAACAACAGTAACATTAAACAAGAAATAAGAAAACAGACTCAAGAATTTTATGAGTTTAAAACAAACGTAAAACAAACAATAGAATGAGAAAATTTAAACCACCAAAAGGTAAAGTAAAATTTATTCCTTGCGATGAATTCAGTCAAACATATAATTGGCAAAAAACAAATAAACACGGAAAACTAAAAGCAAAAAAATGAACAGAGAAAAATTATTAGACTTATATAATAAGTACGAACTAACAAAAGATGATGTATATAAACATCAACACTATGTTATAATAACAAGAAAAGGCATAGAAAAAATACAAGCAAAAGAAAACATTACTATAACCTATGAAGTTATAAAGTGTGAGACTAACTTTGCAGTATTTAAAGCAAATGCTTATATTAGTACAAAACCAAACACAACTATAGAAACATTTGGCTCTGCATTAAAAGGAGCATCATTTAAAGATGGTAATTGCAATACTTGGTATGTTGCTGAAATGGCAGAGAAAAGAGCTTTATCAAGAGCAGTACTTAAACTAACTGGCTTTTATGAGTTAGGAGTATTTGGAGAAGACGAATCAGAAGATTTTAAAAAAGTAAATAAAGATAAATTAATAAACTTAAATAAATAACAATGGCATCATTAATCAATTTAAACATCAACGTAGAAAATCTACCAAAAGAAAAATTTGTAAAAGGAAAGAAAGGAGTTTACTATAACTTAACAATAAGTGTAAACGATGAAACAAACCAATTCGGTCAAAACGTATCAGCCTTTGATTCACAAACAAAAGAAGAGAGGGAAGCTAAAAAGCCAAAGCAATACATTGGGAATGGCAAGGTAGTTTGGACTGATGGCAAGTCCACTAAAGCACAGCAAGAAGCTCAACCACAAGACAACGACAACAATGTAGATTTACCATTTTAATATTTGGGAGGGTGTAAAAACCCTCCTTTTTTTATGACCGAAGAACAGAAAATGTTTATGCAACTCTTGGAAGAAGAGTGTGTAATAAATACTAATGACATAGTAGAATATCCACCAGTAGCAATATCTATGGGAGAAACAACTATACAAACACTAAAAGGCTCAAAGACCTTACCAATACCTTTAGGTACTTATGGTAACTTCAGTTTTGTACAAGCACCTCCTAAAACTAAAAAGACTTTCTTTATTAGTTTATTAGCTTCTGTATATTTAGGAAACAAAAACAAATTTGGTGGAGAGTTAAGGGGACACAGAAACAATAAATGTCTTATACACTTTGATACAGAACAAGGAAAGTTTCACGCTCAAAGAGTATTTCGTAGAGTTGTAGATATGAACCAAGAAACAGATTTAGGTTGCTATCACACTTTTGGTTTAAGAACAGTTGGATTCAAACAAAGAGTAGATTTTATAGAATACTATTTGAAAGAAAAAATAGAAGAAGGCAAAGTAGGATTAGTTGTCATAGATGGAATTGCTGATTTAGTAGCAGATGTAAACAATCTTGAACAAAGTAACCACATTGCACAAAAACTAATGGAATGGTCGCAAAAGTTTAATTGCCATATCATTACTGTAATACATAGTAATTTTGGAACAGATAAACCGACTGGACATTTAGGGAGTTTTTTAGAAAAGAAAACAGAAACACAAATACAATTAGAAACAAACACAGTAAACAAGGATTGGATAACAGTTAAATGTAAACGGAGCAGAGGTTATGCATTTGAAACATTTAGCTTTAGAGTTAATAACATAGGTCTACCAGAGATAGTTGGAGATTTATATAATCCCTTAAAAGGTGTAAGTTTTTAGTATGACAGAATTTTTAGTAGCATTAGGTAAAAATCATAAAGAGTGGGTACAAATAGCAAAAAATTTAGGAGCGAAGGACTATGCAGAAGACATAGTGCAAGAAAGCTATTTAAAGATTATTAAATATGCAGACAACAAAAAAGTATATAGCAATGGTAAATATTCTAAAGCTTATATGTATTTCACAATTAGAAGTGTATTTATTAATTATATTAAATTGAAAAACAAAGTGCATAAAATACAAATAGAAGAATTTTACAAAGACAAAGACTTTAATGAGATTCCAGAAAAAGATATGCATAAATTTACAGCCACTGATGAAATAAAAAAAGAAGAAGCTTTTTGGAGATTATGTGAGAAGATGGACAATGAGTTAGATAAGTGGCATTGGTACGATAAGAGTATTTATGAATTATATAGAGATACTGATTTAAGTATAAGAGGTTTATCAAGTGAAACTAAAATAAGTCCAGTCAATATATTTCATACACTAAAGAAAGGCAAAGATAAAATTAGAGATAAGTTTAGTGAAGACTACGAAGATTTTAAAAACGAAGATTATAATTTAATATGAAACCACCAAAAGACAAACGTACTAAAGAGTACAAAGAATGGAAAGCAAATTACGACAAACAATCAAAAGGGTTAGGAGATACCATTGCCAAGATTACTAAAGCTACTGGAATAGCTAAAGCTGTTAAGTTTATAGCTGGAGAAGATTGTGGTTGTGATGAAAGGCAAGTAGCACTAAACAAGGCATTTAGATATAAAAGACCAAAGTGTTTATTAGAAAACGAATATGTTTATTTACAAGAATGGTTTTCTCTAAACAGAACAAGAGTAAACTCATCAGAACAAAAACAATTACTAAAAATATACAACAGAGTATTTAATGATAAAAAAGTAATGACATCTTGTGGGAGTTGTATAAGAACTATAACTAATGAATTAAACTCTTTATATAAAACTTATGGAAATTAGACCACGCATTAACGGAAACAAAAAAGTAGCTTACGAGAACATAACCAAGAAAGAAACAAGAGTACTTGTTATAGGAGACTTACACGAGCCATTCTGTTTAGATGGATATTTAGAACATTGTCAAGAAACTTACGCTAAATACAATTGTAATAGAGTTGTGTTTATAGGAGATGTAATTGATAATCATTATTCTTCATACCACGAATCAGATGCAGATGGTCTTGGAGGAGGTCAAGAATTAGAACTTGCAATAAGTAAAATAGCTAATTGGTACAATGCTTTCCCTAAAGCTCACGTAACAATAGGAAATCACGATAGACTTATTATGCGTAAAGCACAAACAAGCGCAGTACCAAAGAAATGGATAAAGGCTTACAAGGATGTATTAGAAGTACCACAATGGAAGTTTGTTGATAGAGTTGTAATTGATGGTGTACAATATATACACGGAGAAGCTGGAACTGCAAGAACTAAATGTAGAGCTGATATGCAAAGCACAATACAAGGACACTTACACACACAATGTTACACAGAGTGGTATGTTGGTCAGAACTTTAAAGTCTTTGGTAGTCAAATAGGTTGTGGAATAGATGCAACTGCTTATGCTATGGCATACGCTAAAAGAGGAAAAAAACCAGCTATTGCTTGTGCAGTAGTGTTAGGAGGACATACAGTTATAAACGAATTAATGGAATTATGAAAAATAAAAAATACACAACTAAAGAAAGATTTAAGATACTTGAATCTACAGTAGCTACTTTGTATGTAGCAATAGAAAAACTTTCAAGAAGAGTTGATGTTGTTGATGAGTTCTTAACTAAAGCAACTAAAGATTTTAAAGAAGATGAAGTACAATAATGATTTTAAATATGATTTAAAGGTAGGTCAAGTAAAAGAAGAAGAGCTTGGTAATATTTTTAAAAATAAAACAATAGAAGTAAAGTACGATTTACAAGCTATTGAGACAAAAAACATATATGTTGAATATATGAGTAGAGGGAAAAAATCTGGTATAAGCACAAGTCAATCAGATTATTATTGTTTTTGTATTAGCAATACATTTCATTTAATTGAAACAAAAGAATTAAAAGAAAAATGCAGAAAGTATCTTAACACAGATAGAGATAAAAAAGGTGGAGATAATGATACATCAAAAGGAATATTACTGCCTATAAATGAATTGTTTTAAACAAAATTGTTTATATTTGCACAAAACGAAACAAAATGAAAAAAGAAATAACAGTAGAATATGATAACATAGCTTTAGTTGTTGTAGGAGAATATCAAAAAGGTCAAGATGGTAGTTATATGTATCCAGATTTTAGTAGTGATTTTAATTGTTTTAAAGTGTTATGTGGAGGACAAGACATTATAGATATATTAGAACAAGAAGTAATTGATGAGTTAGAGAATCAAGCCATAGAAATAATAGAAGAACAATGGTAGTTTTATTTGATGCAGATAGTTTAGTGTATTCTTCTTGTTGCGGTGTTGATGACATATTAGATGAAGCTATAGGAAAGTTTGATGAGGTATTTATGTCAATTGTAAATAGACTTGAAGAAACCTACCAAATAGAAAGAGTAATAACTTTTAATAATAGCAAAGGTAATTTTAGAAAACTATTAGACCCTAACTACAAAGCAAACAGAAAAAAGCAAGAACATCCTAAATTACTATTTGAGATGCACGAACACATAGCACAGATATACTCTACTAAAAACTCTTATGGTGTTGAGACAGATGATTTAGTTGCTACGTATTGGAAAACACTTACCGATGAATTAGGACACAACAATGTAATAATAGTATCACTTGACAAGGATTATAAGCAACTACCTTGCCTTATGTACAACTATCACTACAAACACCAAGAGATAATAGATATAAGTCCTTACGATGCTTTATATAACTTCTACGAACAAATGATAGTTGGAGATAGTGCAGACAATGTAAACTATTGTAAAGGTTATGGAAAGGCATATGCAAAAAGATTGTTTAAAGATTGCAAGACACATTATCAATTTACAAAAAAGACATATGAACTATTTAAAACAATATACAAATCAAAAGCAAAGTTAAAATACATACAATGTTATAATTTACTTAAATTAAGAACACAATGATATACAATCAAGACTGTATGGAAGCTATGAAAGAAATGAAAGACAATCAGTTCGACTTGGCTATTGTAGACCCTCCATACGGTGGAAACGATGCTTTTGCAAGTAAAATGACAGATAGTAAAAAACAAGCAACAAGCAGGACTAAGTTTAAAGAATTTAAAAATACTCCACCAACTAAAGAATATTTTAATGAGTTGAAAAGAGTTTCCAAAAATACTATAATCTGGGGAGGTAATTATTTTGGAAATATTGGAGGTGTTATAGTTTGGAATAAAAACGGTACAGCATTTGGAGACGGAGAAGTTGCTATATGCACTACTCATAAATCGGTAAGAATATTTGAGTACACTTGGAATGGTATGTTGCAACAGAATATGAAAGATAAAGAAATAAGAATACACCCAACACAAAAACCTGTGGCACTTTATGAATGGATATTAATGAATTACGCCAAAGAGGGATATAAAATATTAGATACACATTTAGGAAGTGGCTCTATAGCTATAGCTTGTCATAATTTAGGATATGACTTAACTGGTTACGAAATAGACAAAGAATACTTTGAAGCAGCAACAAAAAGAATAGAACAACATAAACAACAAACACGATTATTTTAATGAGACAATTTAAACCTTTAAAAAAAGATAAGCCTAATAAAAAACAAAGGGCAGCAAGAAGAAAGCAAAGAGAAAGGTTTATAGAAGAAGAAAGAAAACCTAAAGTAAAAAGAAACGGAGTTTTAATAAAAGACAAAAACAATGAGAGCAACTCAACCACACTATGAAAACGGAAAAGGATATGATGTTATAGACTTTATCAAGGACTACAACTTAAACTTCAATAGAGGAAACATAATAAAGTACATAAGCAGAGCAGACAAGAAGAATCACGAACTAATGGATTTACTAAAAGCTAAAGACTATCTTGAAAGAGAGATTGAATATGTACGAAAACGAGGGACTCAAGAATGATATAATATATCAATTTTACTACATTGCATTATACGACTACGAGAAAGGAACTGAATTAGACGAATTAAGAATTATCTTATACGACTATGAAGATAAAGAAATGTACTTGGAATGTGAAGGAATTAAATTAGCAATAGAAAAAATAGAATTTACACAATTAATACAAAATATAATAAATGGAAACGACAACGATTAGAAAATTAGTAGAAAGAGAATTAGGATACGAAATAGGAGGTAAGACAAGAAAAAGACAAGTTGTTTATGGAAGAGCTATATACTTTAAGATATGTAAAGACAGAACAAACTTATCTTTACACGAAATAGGACAAACACTAAACCTACACCACGCAACAGTACTACACTCTATAACAAATGTATTCCCAGCATTTGAAATGTATAACCCAGAATATATGGAAATATACAATAGAATAAAAAAGACAGATGAATACATCCCTATAGATAGACAATTAGCAAGACTAAAAATAGAACACTACCAACTAAAACTCAAATACGACTATGTAAGAAAACTAAACATAGACATAAAACACAGAACACTATTAGGTAAAATAAAAGAAATACCAGACCCACAATTACCAGAAGCAGAAAAAAGAATAAGCAGACTTGTTGAAAGACTCAAATAACAAAAACACAATATATTTGTTATATAAAAAATAATTAATAATAATCTTTTTTAATTATGGATAAAAGAAAGAACAACGGAGGACATACAACTGCTGGTAGAAAGCCTAAAGCCGAAGAGGTAAAGTTAATCGAAAGACTAACACCACTTGAGCCACAAGCTTATGCAGCTCTAAAAAAAGGAATAGAATCTGGAGAGTTTAAATTTATACAAATGTTCTATCATTACTATGCTGGTAAACCAAGAGAAACAAAAGACATTACTCTAAACAACGAGCAACCTTTATTTAATATTATTGATTAATGTTTGTAGTAACAACTGCAATTAAAAAACTTCTTAAACTAAAGAAACGTAAAAAAATAGTTCAAGGTGGAACATCTGCTGGTAAGACATTCGGCATACTACCAATCCTCATAGATAGAGCTATAAGAACTCCTAACGTAGAAATAAGCGTAGTTAGTGAGTCTATACCACATTTGCGTAGAGGTGCTTTAAAAGACTTCCTAAAGATTATGATGATGACTAATCGTTATAATGATATGCAATATAATAAGTCAATGCTTAAGTATAAGTTTGCAAACGGAAGTTACATAGAGTTCTTTAGTGTTGAATCAGCAGACAAGTTAAGAGGAGCAAGAAGACACACCCTATATGTAAACGAAGCTAACAACATACCTTACGAAGCATACAACCAATTAGCAATAAGAACATCTGGAGATATATGGATTGAGTTTAACCCAACCTCATCATTCTGGGCGCATACAGAACTGCAAGGCAAAGAAGATGCAGACTTTATAAAGCTAACGTATTTAGACAATGAAGCATTACCAGACACAATTATAAAAGACATAGAGAAAGCTAAAGACAAAGCAAAGACATCTACCTATTGGAATAACTGGTGGAATGTATATGGACTTGGAGAGATAGGAAGTTTAGAAGGTGCTTGTATAAAAGACTGGAAGCCTATAGACTTACCAAACGAAGCAAGACTACTTTGTTACGGAATGGACTTTGGTTATACTAATGACCCTTCTACTTTAATAGCACTTTACAAATACAACAACTCATATATCTTTGATGAGGTCATCTATCAAAAAGGATTACTAAATAGTCAGATAAGCAACTTACTTAAAACACACGAAGCAAAAGAAATCATATATGCAGATTCAGCAGAACCTAAAAGTATTGCAGAGTTATCAAGCTATGGTCATTTAATAATGCCAGTAAAGAAAGGTAAAGACTCAATAGTGTATGGTATCAACCTCATCAATCAAAATGAAATCTATATAACTAATAGAAGTCATAACTTAATTAAAGAACTACAGAACTACATTTGGTTAAAGAACAAAGAAGGAGAAACACTTAACAAACCAATAGATGCTTTTAACCATTGTATAGATGCGATGAGGTATGCTATCACTTCACAATTAGAGAATCCTAATAAGGGTCAATATTACATTTACTAAAAAAAGTTATTAATAATTTTGTTTATAAGTTAAATAGTTATATATTGCAGTGTAATTAAAAAAAAAGGTTATTATGACAATCACAAATACACTTCAACTAACTCAAAATCAAGAAGATAAGGTTTACTTATTAGTAAAAGAAGTTTTTGAAAATAAATTTACTGAAGACTTTTGGCACTTTTCATTTGAGGGAACAAGATTAAATTTAAAATCTTTAAATTATCAATGTGTTTTTGAAGTACACTCAAGTAAAGGTTCATTTAATGTTTTAGTAGACTTAAACGAAAACAAAAAAGTATTAAAATCCACAATCAAAGTAATTGAAATTAATAACTAAAAACAAAACAAAATGAAAACTAAATGGCAACAAAAAGAGCAAATTCAAAAGCTCATCAGACAAATCAATTGGAGAATTACAACTCTACAAACATTAAAAGGTGGTACTTTAATAATGAATAATAAAGTATTTAGATTAATGTTAGATGAACATCCAGAATTAAGAAATGAGTGGGATATTCTACAAGGTAGAAAAAACACACTTAAAAGGTTATTATGGAAATTACCATAAACATATAATTAAAAAACAAAACAATGAAAACAAGACTAATGACAAACAAACAAAGTGATTCTTTTAGATTAGACATTATTACTAAAGATAATGAAATTGAAAGCCATTATTTTAAAACAGAAAAAGAAGCAAAAGACTTTCAGAAATTTACAGGATATTTAAATCAATAACAGCGCATGTACGCTCATTAAAAACAAAACAATGAAAAAACTAAAACACTACTTAACATTAACATTATTCTCATTTGTATTATTAATAGCAAGTGTAGTATTATTATCGCTTGAATCTATTATACATAACTTAATATTTTAGATATGATAGAGGTAAAACAAAACGAAGTAATAGTAACAAAAAACAACACAACAAAAGTATATACACTAAAAGAATACACAGATACTATTTACTATAGAAAACTATATACAAGAATATATCAAATAATTTGTTTATTATCTACACTATTTATTCCAGCAATAATGATTAACTTGTTTAAATGACAAGAAACGTTAGAGATGCTATTAGTTGGTGTTTAAAGAATGACATCAAGGTAATAGTAAAACCAATAACAAGAACAAGAAGACCAGAGGTTAAATTAGAGATACATAGAGAAGGAAGAATACAAATCGGAAACGAAACATACAGACAAGACAAAAAGTTAGGAGATAAGATACAAGAGTTATACTTATACCTATATAAGACATTAAGATAATTTTTAGTTGATAGTTAGATAAAAGAGGGTTGCTTTATACAAAGTAATCCTTTTTTTGTTTTATAAAAAACACTTTATGCAAATAGAAGTTTCTATACCAAGTACACTTAAGGAAGTCAAGTTAAAAGACTATCAAGACTTCTTACTTATAGAGAATCCAAGTAATGATGATTTACTTAAACGCATCCTCAACATAAACACAAAAGAGCTTGGTAAGATTAAAGACAAAGATGTAGATTACTTAATCAATCACATCAATAAACTATTTGACCAAGAACACAAATACATCCCTACGTTTAATTTAAATGGTGTTTCTTATGGTTTTATACCAAACCTTGATGAAATTACCTATGGAGAAAATAAAGACGTTACAAGCTATATAAATGAATGGGGTAATATGCATAAGGCAATGGCTGTATTATTCAGACCACTCAAACAAAAGCAAGGACATAAGTATCTAATAGAAGAATACGAAGGAAGCCACAAGTACAGCGAGGTAATGAAAGAGATGCCATTAAGTGTTGTATTAGGTGCTATGGTTTTTTTTTACAATTTAACCAACGAATTGCTGAACTATATACCGAACTATTTGGAGAAGGAAGTAACGAAGGAACAGACCAAAGGTCAAATTTCTCCAGAAAATGGGGAAGCTATTCAGAACTATATACACTTGCTAAAGGAGACATTACAAGATTTAAAGAAGTTGCAAAGCTTCCATTACACCAGTGTTTAATGTACTTGGCATTTGAAAAAGAAAAAGCAGAATTAGAAACAAGAATGATAAAACGTAAATCACAATAATATGCAAGGATTTTATAACCTATCTGAAAAGATAAGACAAACACTACAATTAGATGACTTTGTCAATACAGTAACCTATGGCGACATATACGATGTAGACTTAAACAAACAGACTATATTTCCGTTATCACACTTTATGATTAATAGTGCAACTATGCAAGGTAACGTATGGAACTTTAGTTTATCGTTATTATGTATGGATATAGTAGATGAGAGCAAAAACTTTGCAGATGGAATACCACAAGAGTTTAGAGGTAACAACAATGAACAAGATGTATTTAACACACAACTTGCTGTAGCTAATAGATTACTTGAGTTACTATTAAGAGGAGACTTATATGTAGATAAATACCAATTAGATGGAGACCCTTCATTAGAGCCTTTTGTAGATAGATTTGAAAATAAGTTAGCTGGATGGACTGTTACGTTTAATGTACTAATACCTAACGATATGACAATATGCTAAAGAACTTACAAACAGAGTTACAAGCTTTTGGTAAGTATGTAGTACAACAATCAAGGTCTAATCTTACTAAACAAAAACACAATGTAACTAAAGACTTATATAATAGTATTCATTACAAGTTAGATGAAAAGAATGGCAACTTTGATTTAGCTTTTATAATGGATGAGTACGGAACATTTTTAGATAAAGGTGTTAAAGGTGCAGACCCAAGTTTAGTAAAAAACGGAAAACAAAAAGGTGGCAATAGTCCTTATAGTTTTAAATCTAAAAGACCACCAATGCAACCATTAGCTGATTGGGCAAAAAAAAGAAACATAAGATTAAGAGATAAAGAAGGGAAGTTTAAAAAGGGTAATTATAGAACTATAGGGTTTATATTACAACGAAGCATATTTGCACAAGGTATAAAACCAAGTATGTTTTTTACTAAACCATTTTTAGCAGCCTTTGATAGATATCCTCAACTACTAACTAAAGCATTTGCACAAGACATAATAGACATATTAAAAGACAACAACAATGAGTAAAATAAACGTAAGAAGTCCTTACTTCATAAACTTAAATACTACTAACCTAACAAGTGCTACACTTGAGTTAAGAATATACATAGGAGGTGTTGAGACTACTTGGCAAGGAAGCCCACAATACACTTTAACTTCTACAGCTATAAACGAACACATAAACTTTGAGATAGCAGAGTTAATAAAAGATTACATACCAGCAGCATTTAGTGGAACATACCCTAACTCACTTTTAGCAGCAGATGATTATACTACAGTGTATGTAGATTATAGAACTACAGAAACTATAACAGGTAGTAGCGATGTTGTTACAACTGTTTTAGGGGAAAGAGCATTTTACGGATATGGATATTTTGAAGAAGGTGCAAACCCTCAACTACTACAAGGTTACTTACAATCAAACACAACAATACTTAAATCAGATGATGATGCTTTAAGAATACCTGTAGATAATGAAAACACAACCTCTGTTGCATTTTTAAACAAAGGAGCGCAGATATATGTTTGGACTCCTACTTCGGGATTAAAAATACAAGACCAGATTGCATACGTAAGTACAGCTTCTGCTGATGTAGATAATTATAGAGAAAGAGTAGAAGCATCAGGAGGTACGTTTGAAGACAATCCTTGCATACAAGAGTTTTTAAGAAATGAAACTATTTATCCTGTTGATGAGGTTATAATAAACGCAATAGAGGGTGTTACTGTTTTAAACATAGAAAACATAATAGAATGTAAATACACACCTTACAAGCTAACCTTTATAAATAAGTTTGGAGCATATCAAGATATATACTTCTTTAAGAATTCTAAACTTGCAATGACTACTGAAAAAGACAAATACAAATCCAACATACTAAACAACGGAACATACGCAACATACAATGCACAAGTAAGACTACTTACTAAAAATGCAAACCAAAGGCTTACGTTAAATAGTGGTTATTATCCAGAAAGTAACAATGAAGTATTTAAGCAACTATTCTTAAGTGATAAAGTATGGATAGAATACAAAAATAAAACATTATCTGTTAATATTGAAAACAACAATATAGACTACAAAACAAGTCTTACAGATAGTTTAATAAACTACACAATAGATGTAAGCTTTGCGTTTGACACTATAAACAACATAAGATAAATGAATTTAGAATTATATATAGATAATACAAGAGTTGATTTATTTAAAGATGAAGCAATTACTATTACAGATACACAACAAAATGTTCGTGATATTGCTTTAGTGTTTGCACCTTTTAGTCAGCAGTTTAATTTACCAGCATCCTCTACTAATAATAAGATATTTAAACACTATTACAACAATGACATTATTAATGGTTATGATGCAAGGTTTAGAGTAGATGCTATTATTAAGCTTGATGGAGCAGATTTTAAAGTAGGTAAGATTAGATTAGATTCTGTATCTATGAAAAACAACAAAGCACACGCCTATAAAGTGGTGTTCTTTGGTAATACTTCATCTCTTAAAGATATATTTGGAGATGAAACATTAAGTGCTTTAAACCCTTTAAGTGCTTATGATATGGTGTTAAATAACAATGACACTTTAGATGCTTTTAGATATGGTTTACAAAGTTCTGGATTACCAGCTACTAATTTAGCAAATAGAAATGTTACTATGCCTTTAGTTACTCTACAAAACTATTATAGCTATGATTCTACAAATACAATAACTACACCTAATTTACATAATGTTGCTTGGACACAATTACGTAAAGAACTAAAACCAGCCATAAAATGCAAACGTATTATAGAAGCAATAGAAACACAATATAATATAGAGTTTAATATGGCAAATGAAACTGGTATAACAAGTTTCTTTGATAGTGATGTATTTGATGAATTATATTTATGGTTGCATAGAGAAAAAACACCTATAACAAACCCTGAAACTACAGTGCCTTTATTTGGTATTGATTTAGACCAAAGGTCAAAGAAATTAACATTTGCTGATTTTACATATACTTCAGGAACTGATTATTTAAGTGGAGGTAATTTAGTTGTAAGTGATATATATAATTATTCTATAAGATTAGCACTTGATTGTAATTCTGGTATTGATTTAGAGATTATATCAAGAGATAAATTGACTAATGAGTTATTAGATTATCAAACAAGAATAACACCAGCAAATAACTTTACTGTAGCATTAAGGGATTTAAATAGTGGCACATTATCTTCAAGAACTTATGATATAGAATTTAGATTAAACTCTTCAAGTTCTGGTGTATTCGATGCAGAAACAATGCTTATAACACGAACACTAAAAGATGGTACACCAGTAGATTCTGGCAACTATTCTTATAATGCTTTTAATTTAGGACAAAACATATTTATACAAGATTACTTACCTGATATGAAAGTCCTTGACTATATGACTACTTTATTTAAGATGTTTAATCTTACTGCTTACACAAAAAGAGGTTCAAGTAAAATATATATTGAAACATTTGATGACTTTATGTCTACAGGGGTTTCTCACGATATCTCTAAATATATAGTAGTAGATTCTAACAATATAGATAGACCAATACCATATTCAAGAATTAACTTTAATTACGCTCCATCTGTTACACAAACATCTTTAAGGTACTTAAACCAGTTTAGCCAACAATTTGGTAATCTTAACTATTCAGCACCAGAAAAATATGATGGTCAAAGCTATGATGTACAGGTATCAGGGCAACGTAGTCAATTAATAAATATAATAGATGAGAATGGAGATTTTACTGGTAATGTTTTTGGTTGGTGGGTAGATGCAGAAAGTAAAACTACACTTGGAAAACCATATATGTTTTTTAATCGATTAGTAGATTCGTCTGAATATCCAGTTACCTCTTCACAATATGAACAGTATAATTCAGCAGCAAATGCAACAGAAGACGCAAATCACACTTTAAATTTTGGAATAGAGTTTAACGAATACACTGGAAACTTAAATGAGAATAGTTTGTTTAATAGATTCTATTCTCAATACATAGTTAAGTTATTTGAAGAACAAGCAAGAGTTGTAAAGTTTACTGCGCAATTGCCTTCATCAATAGTTTTAAACTATGAACTAAATGATGTGTTTATTGTAAACGGACAAGAGTATTATATAAATAGCATACAAACTAATTTACTAACAAACAAAAGTGAATTAGAATTAATAACTAAACAAAGTGCTTACACACCAAGCGTATTAACATAATGATAGTATTAAAATTATTAAACATAGATGAGTTTTACGGAGTTAGTGAAACAATAGAAATAGCAAAGGGCAAAAACAAAATGCCAGAAACAATTAAAGAAGGATTTAAACAAGTTAAAAGACAAATAAAATGGCAGAAACGTATATCTTAAATTTTGAAGCTAATACTTCTAAAGCAGTTAAAAGCGTAGATAAGTTAGATGATTCTATAAAGGACACTTCAAAAAATACTGGAAATCTTGAAGGAGCTTTAGGTAGTCTTGACAGTGCTTCAGGAGGACTTGTAAGTAAATTTAAAGGTTTAAAAGGTGGTTTAAAATCAGTAACAGCTGGATTTAAATCAATGAGATTAGCTATAATATCTACTGGTATTGGTGCTTTGGTTTTAGGAATTACAGCTTTAGGAGCTGCTTTCACAGGTTCAGAAGAAGGACAAAACAAATTCGCTAAAATAATGGGAGTTATTGGTGCGCTTACTGGTAATTTAGTAGACTTGTTTGCTGATTTAGGAGAAAAAATAATTTCTGTATTTGAAAACCCAGTTGAATCTTTAAAATCTTTTGGAGATTTAATAAAAGATAATTTAAATACGAGATTTGAAGGTTTAATAAATTTAGTTCCAAGTTTAGGAAAAGCAATTACACAATTATTTAAAGGTAATTTTTCAAAAGCTGGTAAAATCGCTGCAGATGCAGTAGGTAAAGTAACTTTAGGAATGGATAGTGTTACTGATTCTGTAACTAAAGCAGCTACATCTATTAAAACTTTTACTGAAGAACAAATAAAAGAAGGAAAAGCTGCAGCAGAGGTAGCTGATATGAGAGCTAAAGCTGATAAAATTGAAAGACAATTAATAATAGATAGAAGTAAATTAGAAAGTGAAATAGCGCAATTAAGGTTAAAGTCAAGACAAGAAGACCAGTTTAGTGCTGCAGAAAGAAAACAAGCATTATTAGATGCCCAAGTATTAGAAGATAGTTTATTAGACAAAGAAACAGAATTTTTAGAATTAAGAAGAGATGCACAAATTGCTGAAAATACTTTTAGTAGAAGTAATAAAGAAAATCTAACAAAAGAAGCCGATGCAATTGCAGCAGTAAATCGACAACAAGCTGCCAGAGCTAACACAGCACGACAAGTACAAAGAGAAGTTAATACTATATCAAAGCAAATAGAAGCCGAAACAAAAGCAGCCGAAACCTCAATGGCAAATTTCAAAAAAACTTTAAGAGATGCACAAGCTGTTGAAGAAGTTGATAAAAGAGCTTTAGAATTAGAAAAATTAAGAGAACATTATGCATCTTTAAGAGAAGAAGCTATATTAAATGATTTAGCTGTCGATGAACTTGACATAGCAAGAGATGCTGCGATTGCAGAAAAACAAGCTACTTTTGATGCAACAGACAAAGCAAGAAGAGATAAAAAAATAGCAGATGAAGAAGCAGCAGCAAAAAAGATAGCAGAAGATAAAAAAGCAATTCAAGACAAATCCTTTGCTGATGCAATAGCGATAGCTGGAGCAGAATCTAAACTTGGTAAAGCAATTTTGATAGCTAAACAACTTATGTTAGCTAAAGAGATGATAATGGAAATGAAATCTACGTTATTTTCAGCAAAACAATCTGCAACTAAAACAGTTATGAAAGGTGCAGAAGCTGGGGTGGATATTTCAAGTGGTGCAGCTAAAACTGCTTCTTCATTACCTTTCCCAGCTAACATACCTTTAATTTTAGGGTATGCTGTTCAAGCTGCTGGAATTATTAAAACAATTAAATCAGCAATGAAATCTTCTAAACAAGCAACTTCTAAATTAGGTGCAAGTGGTTCGACTGTAAATATTCCAGATGTATCTACAACTGCTGGAAGTCAAACAACAGCACAAACACCATCGTTTGATATATTAGGTACAAGTGGTACAAACCAGTTAGCAGCAGCGTTAGGACAACAAGCACCAGTACAAGCATTTGTTGTAAGTCAAGATGTTACATCTGCACAGAGCTTACAAAACAATATAATACAAGGAGCATCACTTGGATAATATAACAAAAACCAAAATTTATTGTTTATAAAAAAAGAACTATGGAAATAATAGAATTAGTAATAGACGAGAACGAAGAACTATCTGGAATAGAAGCTATATCAGTAGTTGAATCTCCAGCAATAGAAGAAGACTTTATTGCACTAAAAGACCAAGAACAAATAAGACTTGCAGAAGTAAGTAAAGAAAAACGCTTATTAATGGGAGCAGCTCTTATTCCAGAAAAACCTATATATAGAAAATCAGGAGACCACGAGTTTTACATTTACTTTTCTAAAGATACAGTAGCTAAAGCATCACAAATGTTTTTAAAGCGAGGTAATCAATCACAAGCTACATTAGAACACACAGAAGAAAAACTATCTGGAATGACTATAGTAGAATCTTGGCTTATAGAAGATGATGTACACGACAAATCAAGAAAGTATGGTTTAGATATGCCAATAGGTACTTGGATGGTTGCTATGAAAGTAGATAATGATGATATTTGGAACAACTATGTAAAAGAAGGTAAAGTAAAAGGTTTTTCAATAGAAGGCTACTTTGCTGATAAACTAAACAGACCACAAGATAAACAACAAGACCAATTAAGTGAAGACGATAAACTACTAAACGAAATAATAGATGTACTCAAGGAATCAGAAACCAACACAAAGTAGAACATCTCCACAAGGAGGTAAACGTGGATGTCTATGCAAAGACAATACTTATAACTCTAAATGTTGTAACGGAGACTTACAAAATCAAGGTATAGGTAATACTACTGGACAAAATAGTTGAATTTACAACAACAAATAACTAAAGTTGTTTAATAAAAAAGTAAATACTTAAAATTAATATATATGAACTCTAAAGAAACCCTTAACAAAGTTAAGACATTACTTGGTTTAGAAGTTCAGTTAGAAGAGAGAAAGTTGGAAAACGGAACTCGCTTTGAAGCTGATTCTTTTGAAGCTGGTAAAGAAATCTTTATCATAACAGATGAAGATGAAAGAATTGCAGTACCAAAGGGAGAGTACCTTTTAGATGATGGCTTTACAGTTGTTGTTGAAGAAGATGGTATTATCTCTGAAGTTAAAGAAGCAGTAGAAGAAGAAGTAGAAGAAGTTGTAGAAGCACCAGTTGTGGAAGAAGTTGAAGCTGCTGAAGAAGCTGACGTGCAAGACTGGAAAGGTATGGAAATCAGAATTAAAAATCTTGAAGATGCTATCGCAGATTTAAAATCTCGTTTAAGCGAAAAAGATGAATATAGTTCCGAAGAAAAAGAAGTAGAATTATCTACAGAAGAAATTGCTAAACCAATTAAACACAATCCAGAGTCTAAAGGAGAAATGGAAATGAACCTTTACGCTCAAAACAAACCAATGAGTACTCAAGATAGAGTATTTGCTAAATTATTTAAAAACTAAAAATTAAAAACCAAAATTATGTCAAATAAGATAGACCTTGCTACTACAGTAAACATTACTTCAACTTATGCTGGAGAATTTGCTGGAAAGTACATTAGCGCTGCTTTATTAAGCGCTTCAACAATTGAAGACGGAGGTGTAGAAGTTATGCCAAACGTAAAATTTAAATCAGTAATTCAAAGAATAGAAACTGGAAGCTTAATCGCTGATGGTACTTGTGATTTTTCTGCAAGTTCAAATGTGAATTTAACTGAAGTAGTTATCCAACCAGAAGAATTCCAAGTAAACTTACAATTATGTAAGTCTGACTTTATCAACACTTGGGAGTCAATTCAGATGGGATATTCTGCATTCAATCCAAACGGATTACCTACATCATTCGCTGACTATTTAGTTGGACACGTAGCATCTAAAGTTGCTGCTGCTAACGAAACTAATATCTGGACTGGTAATTTAGGTGGCGCACAAGCTGGAGAATACAACGGATTAGAAACTCTTGCTGCTGCTGATGCAACAGTATTAGACGTTGCTGGTGCAGTTGCTTTAACTTCTACTGACATTATTGATAAAATGCAAGAAGTAGTAGATTTAATTCCTAATTCACTTTACGGAAAAGAAGATTTAAAATTATATGTATCTAACAAAGCTGCAAAGCTCTACATAAGAATTTTAGGTGGATTTACTGCAACTATTGGAGCTGCTGGTTCTGATAGCAAAGGAACACAATGGTATAACAACGGAAGTTTATCTTTCGGAGGTATTCCAATCTTTGTAGGTAGAGGAATGTCAGATGATACAATGATAGCTGCACAATCAAGTAACCTTTTCTTTGCAACAGGATTACTTAACGATTACAACGAAGTAAGAGTAATTGATATGACTCCACTTGATGGAAGTCAAAACGTAAGACTTGTAATGAGATTTACTGCTGCTGCTGCAATAGGAGTAGGTGCTGACGTAGTTTACTACGCTGGATAATTAAACTATTATTATATGGGGGATTAATTTCCCCCTATAATATTTTATATAACTGTTAGCTGTAATGCTAACTAACTGAAAATCAAATACTTATGTCTTGTGATATTGGAGCTGGAAGATTAGAGCCTTGTAAAGACTCGGTTGGGGGAATAATTGCAATCTATATTTCAAATTATACCAGTGGTTTATTAGGAACTGCTACATTTGGTACTAATGATGAAATAACTGCTTTTGCATCTCCACTTACTTTTTACAAATACGATTTAAAAGGTGCTAACTCTTTCGAACAAACAAACGAGAACTCAAGGGAAAATGGAACTTCATTCTGGACACAAACTGGAACGATAGTTTTAAAGAAACAAGACCTTGAAACTCGTAAAGAATTAAAATTATTAAGTTATGGTAGACCTCAAGTAATCGTACAAGATTACAATGGGAATTACTTTTTAGCTGGAATTGAAAACGGATGTGAATGTGCTGTGAATACAGCTACTGGAGCAGCTATGGGAGATTTAAATGGCTATAATATAACTTTTACTGGAACTGAAAAAGCACCAGCATTTTTTGTAGACTCTACAATTATTGGAGATACTACTAATACTGTTGTTGTAGTAGGAACTTAATTTTTATACATTTTTCTTAAATTAAGGGTATTCTTCGGAGTACCCTTTTTTTATATAAAACACTTTTGTACTTTTTTTGTTATTTAAAAAAGCTTTTAATGATAATACTAACTACAAGTGCAACTGCACAACAATTAAAGTTTATTCCAAGAGAATATACTGCTGATAGTATTGTTATTACAGACCAAGACACAAATACACCAGTAACATACTCTGGTTTAACATTTGCTACAAATAAATACTATTTACAAGGCAATGTAACATTTAGTCCAGTCTTAAAAGAAGGAACATTTTATACACTATCTGTTTTAAATGGAACAAGCGTAGTTTATAAAGACAATATATTCTGTACAGACCAAACTATTAGTACATATAGTATTAATAAAAATGTTTATACAGAACACGCAACAACTAACGAATACGTAGTAATATGAGCGAATTTTTCGTAACAAAACTTGCAGCCTATACAGCACCAGAAGTTGTAGAGTTAAAAAATAAAGATTGGGTACAATACGGAGTAGATAATAACTACTTTAATTACATAATTGATGTAAACAATAACTCAACCACTTGTAGAGCAATTACTATAGGTATTTCTAATATGATTTATGGTAAAGGTCTTGCAGCACACGATGCAGACAAAAGACCAGAGCAATATGCTCAAATGATGTCATTATTTAAGAAGTCTGATTTAAGAAAATTCATAAATGACTACAAAGTATTAGGAATGGCTGCATTTCAGTTAGTTTATCAAGATGGTAGAGTAAAAGAGGTACATCACTTTCCAATGGAAACATTAAGAGCTGAAAAATGCAACGATGAAGGAGAAATAGAAGGTTGGTACTACTCAAATCATTGGGATAACTTAAAACCTACAGAAAAACCAGAAAGAATACCAGCATTTGGGTTTGGTAAAGCAAATGGTGTTGAAATGTACGTTTTAAAGCCATATGAAGCTGGTAAGTACTATTATAGTAGTCCAGATTGGTCTTCTGCAATGCCTTACGCTGTGTTAGAGGACGAAATAGGAGATTACCTTATAAATGATTGTATAAATGGTTTTAGTGGCACTAAAGTGGTTAATTTTAACAACGGAGTACCAGACCCAGAGAAAATGCAATCAATTAAGAGCGATGTATTAGGAAAACTAACAGGAAGCAGAGGAGAAAAGGTAATAGTAGCTTTTAACAACAACTCTGAATCTAAAACTACAATAGATGACATTCCTTTAAACGATGCACCACAACACTATCAGTATTTAGCTGATGAGTGCTTTAGAAAACTAATCGTTGGTCATAGGGTTACATCTCCAATGCTTCTTGGTATTCGTGAAGGTAACGATGGACTTGGAAACAATGCAGAAGAAATTAAGAACGCTACACAACTATTTGATAATATAGTTATACAATGCTTTCAAGACCAAGTCATAGAGTGTATTGATGCTATTCTTTCAGTTAATGATATAGCATTAGACTTATACTTTAAGACTCTTAAACCTCTTGATTTTAGTGATATTGACATAGTTAATGAAGAAATCATAGAAGAAGAAACTGGTTATGAGTTAAATTTAAAGAAAATAGACGGAATTGAAGCTTATAAAACAAAAGAAGAAGCAGAAGCTAAAGCTTTAGAGCAAGGATGTCAAGGATATCACGAACACGAAGAAGATGGTGTCGTTTATTATATGCCTTGTGAGTCTCACGAGAAAGCAAGTCTATCAGATGAAGAATCTGAAAATGTATTAGGTCATTTAGCAGAGAGTGGAGAACAAATGTCAGAAGAATATGTATTTGTTGATGAGATTGACCAAGATAGCGACATAGACAACGAAGATTGGGCAAATTACTTAATAAAAGAGAAGAAAAGCACACTATCTAAAGTTAAAGGTCTGTTAGGTTTAAAAGATGAAATAGATTCAAAGAAAAAAGGAAGTTCTTTTAGTTATTTAGATTCTAAAAACGGATTGTATAAAATAAGATATACTTATGCAATAGGTTCATCAAAAGCAAGTAGTTCAACAAGAGACTTTTGTAGAAATATGATGAATATGGCATCAACAGGAATAGTATGGACAATTGAAGATATAGACAAAGCATCAAGACAGGGAGTAAATAGAGAATTAGGTCATAATAGACAATCTTACGATTTATTTAAATTTAAAGGTGGAATATATTGTAGACACAAATGGAAAAAGGTCTTATATAGACTTGAAAGCAATACAGAGCCATCAGAGAATTTAGGGAACTATAAAAAGACAAGAAGTATTCCTCAAAGTTATATGAAAAACCCAACAGGTTCTAAACAAGCTGGAATTGCGCCAGAGAATATGCCTAATAGAGGTGCATACCCTAAATAAAATAAGAAATGGCAAAAGCATTATTTATAACAACTAAAGATATTAAAAGGTATTCTGTACTTTCTGGCAATGTAGACCCAGATAAGTTTATCTATATGGTAGAGATTGCACAAGATACAGAGGTGCAAAATTATTTAGGAACTAAACTTTTAGAAAAGATACAAGCTTTAATTATAGCTGGAACTATAAACGACCCAGCTAACGCTGCTTATAAGACACTTTTAGAGACATATGTGAAGCCAATGACTATTTATTGGGCATTAGTATGCTATATGCCTTTTGCTGCTTATACAGTAGCTAATGGTGGCGTATATAAGCACACAAGTGAAAGTAGTGTAACAGTAGATAAGGATGAAGTTGATTATTTAGTAGAAAAATATAGAGATATAGCACAATTTTACACTAATAACTTTATAGACTTTATGATATATAATCAAAATACGTATCCAGAGTACAACGCTAACACACAAGATGATACTTATCCAGATACAGCTAACGCAGATTTCGGTGGATGGGTATTATAAGATATAAACAAAAAAAAGAGAATATTGTAAAGTTAGTACAATATCTAAAAAAGAAATATGTGGACACAAACGAACACGCTAAACGCAGAAATAAATTATGAGTATAACAGCGAACACATCAAATTGGGGATTATATTATAGTTATTCTTGGTGGGGAACTGCGCAGAATGATGTAGAATGGGGAGATGATTATTACGTTTCTTATTTGCAATCAGATTTAAGACGTAGAGTTTCAACGTATGAGAATAATATAATGACTATTCAATTGTTAAACGACTTAAAAGAATGTTATGAGTAATTTACTACAAAAAGCAAGTATTGTAACCACTCCAACAGCTTATGGAGTAGGTGTGTTAAATTCTATAAAACCAGTTTTTAGTGTAAGCGATACAGAAATTCTAACTAATGGAGATTTTAGTAATGGTTTAACAGGTTGGACAGGCTCAACC